CTGTGGCTGTTACAGAGCTAGATACGAAAGTTTTACCTAGTACAGTACCAATAGGGTATGTTTTAGCACCAGCTTCGTACACTGTTACCACATCACGGCAAAAGCCTACAGATGGCTCATACTCGTGTTTAATTAAGCTCGAAAGGCGTGGAGCTTCTGTTGCGACTAAACTCATTATTAATCTCCTAGATTAGTTTGCTTGAGGTGCATATTTGGTTTTGAGGATTTCAGCTACGCGGTCTACAGGCTCATCTGAACCACCACCAGCTACACCTTTTTCTTTCAAAGCTTCGGCTTCTAAATCCGCACTGCTTTTAAAGGACTTAATAACAGTAGCGAATGAAACATCATCTAACGGAGATAATGATTTAAACAATTCTGCTGCTTCTTCTTTTGGCTTTACAGCCTCTAACTGCGCTAAACGAGCTTTCTGTACGTTAGCTAATTTCTCAGCCTTCATTACTTCAACTTCATCTTTAGCTTTCTGAACGTCAGCTAATGCTAATGCTAATGCACTGTCACTTGCCTCTTTTGCTTTTTGTAATTCAGCTAATTGTGTTTGAACAACGCTCAACTCGTCTTTAGCTTTTTGTACTTCCTTATCCACAGGAGTCTCCTTTTTACTTTGTTTTACTGGATTTCCAATCGTTTTGGATTTCTCAAGATAAGTTTCAAACTTAGCTTGTGTACTCCTAATGGACAGTAAGGAAGCTACATTCAAATCTTGAATGGTTTCTTTACCATCTTTCACAGATTTTAAAATCTCTACTGAGTTAATAAAATCTTGCTTCTCTTTCTCACACTCTGCTTTATAATCTTCCCAAGACATATCACTCTTTTCTTGTTCAGACATATCCTCTTCATCTTTGAAACCTAAAATAGCTGTTAGCACTTCGGCATCATAACTGTAAATATTGAAGAACTTCTCTAGGAAGTCATCGAATGGTAATGTTACTTTCACCATTGTAGCTTTTTCAATATCAGCATCTAAAATGTCATCTACAGACTTCATTACTAAAGCCTCTGTATATCCATTTGCTGCACCACCTTGACTACGATGAACCAAAGCTACATGATGTGTGTCTTTGTCAAATCGGTATTCGTGTACTAGGCGTTTAGCTTTCTTTTGTTCTTTTTCATCACTCATTGTTTAATTCCTGATAAACGGCTGTAGCACCAATGCTGACACCTTGTATTTCGTTATTCTTAACCATTGTCCACAAGAGTTCACTGTCTGTGTCACCTTCGGGGAACTGCCACCATTGAAGCCAACTTCCTTTCTTCACTTCCACACCTGTATCAGTTGTAAAACCAACAGGCGTGATAAAGGATTGTTCAATCTTAGCTTTCTCTGTGTTGATGCGGTGGAAGAGGTTAGCTTTGTTGCAAACACTATTAAAACTGATACAGGCTTTCTCAACACACTCTTCTGTGTTGGTATCGCCATGCTCATCAATTTCATTAGGTGCTAATACAACAAACATAGCTCTACGTTGTTCTACATCGACAGCTTTAGTTACTTCAACTGTTGGTTGTGTCTCTTTTAGTGAACTACCATCTAAACCAAATGTGCTAGTAAGTAGTACAGCTAATTTATCAGCTAACACCTCAACCACGCTTTTCTTTACTTCTTTATGTTTGTTGGCTTCTGAAATACCTATTAAAATAGCATCTATGCCGTTGTAGCCATCTTCTGTAGCTTTATCGGTTGCTGCTTTAAAAATTTCTTTCTGCTTTTCGCTAAAGCCGTTTGTGGAGGCTGGTAGCTTTTTAGCTTTGTGCGACATTATGCTGCATTCTCCATATTAAGGTCTGAGGTGTTATTAGCTGCTACTGTATTCTTACGAGTACCTTCACCGCTTGGCGATTTAAACCCTTCACCACTCTTAGAGGTAGCTGCACCTAATATAGTGTCAAGCTCTTCTTGTGTCGTGTTAGCATCAATGCGATAGGGCAAGTCTACCATCTCAGCAATAGCGTTCACATTTTCAGGAGTCTTGGCAATAAGCCCTGTAGCTGCTAGACGTTGAATAGCTTTAGACATAACTTCTAAATCAGCTTCTTCAATATCACCATAAACAAACTTAGGAAACTCTTCGTCATCCCAACCATTACGTCTAAATAAATCGGGTATTAAGTCTTGGTTTAGAACGTCTTGAATCTCTTGTAGTCTTGATTCAATAGCCATAGCTAAGATGTTTGTCTTACTACCTGCTAATGAGAAGCTACCGACTTGGTTTTGACCTAGTGTTAAAACATCGCAATACAAGGCAGTAAGGATTTTATTATCCCACCGTGTAATTGCATCATTGATGTATTGGCTACCACTGTTAGCAACAGACAACAGGCTAAACTTGAAGTAAGGCATCTTTGTTTCTGGATCGTACATCAAAGGAGTAATCAGTCCAGCTTGTTCATTGTTATGAAGATTAGTAATAATCTTTTGATACATTGAATAAACAGCTTTATCTGCTGTACTAGCATCTTCGGCCATATACTTTGGGTGTAACTCTAAATGAGGGACACCGCCCATATTACGACTATAACCAACAGCTTCAATCTCTTCTAATTGTGTACGAAACTTCCAAGCTGTATAACAACCAACTAACGGGCTTGTACCTTCGGGGTTATCTTTAGCTACGTCTGTACGAAACAACAAGAAACTTTTACGAGGTATTTCAATCTTACCTTTGTACATATCGGGTGTGTAACGTGCAGCATTTAATGTTGATAACTGTTGTTCAACACCAATCAAGTCACGGCCATCGTCACTAAACTGCCAACGGTATACACTATCTTGTGAGCGTATAGGAAGCTTACGAAGCCCCATTAAACCATCGTTGTATTTAGACCCTTGATTCTTATAACGTCTACGGAACACTTTCTCATTGACACAGAAGCCAAAGGTGTACATACTGACAACTTCTTTAATGAAGTTAAACCAAGAGTGTTCCATGTCGTTCATGCACTGTTCAACAAACTTAGCTTTAGCCATCTCTAGTTCAGTTTCACCTGTTGGTGCTACAGACCACTTGACACGACTAATCATCAACTCAAACATCCCTAAAGCTGCTTTGATTGTTGAGTCTGCTGACATCTTACGGAATGTTTTTACTGATTGTGGAAAGCGTAGTTCACGTCTAGCTTGCTCTAAGATTTGTCCGTTGCTTACTTGTAGACCTGTAAAACCTTGTTCTTGTAACTTGATTCTAGGGATTGTTCCTGTGCCAGTAGAGAGGCTACTAACGTCAGCTTCTAATTCCACATAGCCTCCTTTTGGCAATAGCTTTAAAAGCTAAATGAATTTGTTGTTGTCATGTCGGGTATTGAAAATGTTGGGATTTGGATTGTTGAGCAGAGGTACATGAATGCGTCCCCTGCTGCGTCTACTTGCAATATGTTCAAATGTAGTCGTTAATTACATTCCGCTTTATTTAAGCTGCTATATGTCGCCATATAGTTCAGGTCATATCTTCATACATTATTATCTTCATGTATGCTTACCGTTTCGCTTCACTTGAAGCTACTCTACTCCGTTCTGCTAGTGTCTTACAATATACACACTTAACGCACCGTTTCGATGACCGTCACACGTTCTCGCTTCTCAAGTAGCTTTCGCCCTCATCTGCCACGAGCTTCGCTCGGTATTAGGTACTAGACCCGTCCACCGAATTAGATAAGTTTATTGACAACCATTTCGTTAATCGTCATGTTTCCCACGTTTTCTACTTCCGTCAAAACCTTCAAGTTCCTCAATGAAAGCCTCATTCCAATCCCCTATCACAAGTTTAATACCACCTGCTTCACTTGCAGCACAGAATGGTGCAAACCTAGTAATCTTAGATTGATTTGTAGCTTTGGTCTTAGCATAGAACCCTTGTTCAGCTAAATCTTTTACAATAGTAGAGGCATAAGCTTTACCAGCAGCGTTGGGGTCTTGTGGAATTACCACTAAAACATCATCACCATCTTCTCTTGCTGTCTCTAATATTCTCTGATACACTTCGCCATGTCTAGCTCTAAATCTAACCACATCTTCAACATAGTAGTTGTTGTAGTCATCTTTAGACATTAGCACACCCACTGTATAATCGGGGTTTGGATTAGCCTCAGAAGGTACTGTACCTGCTAAATCGTAAGCCCTGACTTTCTTAGTAACTTTTAATGGTGGCTTATCAACAATCTCACACCAATCGCGCTTCCAATAACCTGAACCCTCTTCATCGCAATCCCAATTACCATAAAGTAATCTGTTCTTTTCAACGCGCCCTAATGACTCTAACCAGCCTACATATTCAGGTTGTGCGGCCATTAAAGTTGGGTTGTCTTTGATAGTGGCATTGATAAAACAGAAAGACATAATGCTCGGATTGAATAGTGCTGTTTGGTGTTCTTCTATAAGCTGCTCTTTAGTATCGCCCCAATAAAATTGGTTATCTTTTCTAAAGAAGTATCTCTTAACACCACACCTTTCTTCTATTGGGAATCCATCTTCATCAATCCACCAATCTAACCACTTACGCAAGAAATGGTTCTTGTCGGGGTTGCACGTTAGTGCAATCTTTGGTTTAACTTGCGGACAGTTTGGATTTCTCAAACGAGACATTATATATAAAACTTGTTCTTCTTCGTAATTGGTAGCCTCATCTACTAGACAGTAGTTCATTTGAGTGCCTTGCCAATTATCTTTATTCTTTAAGTGTTCGTAATGTTTTAAGTGAATCTCTGCGCCACTAGAAAATACGAACTTACTTTCTTGTGACTTCCATCTAACTTTTGGGTCAACCTTGCTGAACAGTGACGAGGCTACGTCTAGTAATCCTCCACTTCCTTTGAGCATAGGTGTTGTTCTACGGGTGATTACACCACGAAATGTTTTTATTTTTATGTAGGGAAGAAATGACATTAGACCTGAATATGACTTACTAGCCCCCGCTGCGCCACCGAAGCAGGTTACATCTGCATCGCTTGTGAGGAACAGATGTTGTTTAACACTTCTTGCTCCAATAATTTCTTTTTCACTCATAGCCTTCCCTGTGATAGTTAAGGCATCCTTGCCAAAGCATATTAATCTGTTATTTCTACTCTGTAATCTAGTAAAGCTTGATATAGTCTTTCATCAATATCATCTCTATATTTCTCTGCTGCCTTTTTAACTACAGATTCTTTATATGTTTTATAACAGGTAAAGGCTTCTTCTTGTGTGTCAAAACACCCCAAGTTTTTCTTTATGCCTGTCCCGTTGTTGCAGTGAGCAACATATTTGTTAGAGATTTTATTAAGTGACACACCTAATGGGTATTCACCTCTTTTGCTTGCTTTCACTACAACTAAAGAGTTTATTTTCTGAGGGACGAAAACGCAAACATCCTCGCTATAAGTTTTATTTCCTTTTACAAGAATATCTTTATCTAGTTGCCAACTTCTACCGTTCTCATCAATGTTACCAAAGCCTTTTTGCTTCTGACACCATTCGTAAAAGAATGTGAAGCTCTTAAAATTATCTGTACAAGTAACACCAGTATAGCAAGACAAGTTTTCCCAATACTTAGGGTTACACCTGTATAAAAGGGAACGCCAAGCATTGTACTCTTTAGAAAGAGTATTTCCATCTTTGCAAGAATACTTTGTACCTTTATCACCAACGCCGTAAACTAACTTAGCCATATTCTCTCACCCCACCTTAATAAAAGGTGAGCAAAGCCTTCGTAGCCGTTATTCACAACTCTGTAGAAGGACTTACATTTCTCACAAACTCTGAAACATTTAATTAA